TGTTCTAACACACTCATATTTCTTTTTTGTTCTAACATATTCATATTTCCTTTTGTTTTATCGGTCCGCGAGGACCTGAGCAATACCAAAGCCCGACTATGCCCAGTAACCGTAGGTGGCTACTGGGCACAATGAACCTTAAGCACTGAAGAGCGTTGCAACTGCGGCTGCTGTTTCAGGTGTTTTGCCTGATTTTACTTTAGCGCCAAAGGATCCTTTGGCAAGCACTTCAACTATAGCAGCTTTGCTGTTACTAACCTTCTCTCCTTTTTCCACTTTTGTTATTTTCCAAGCTTCACGAAACTTAGCTGGAATGGCTTTTGTCTGTGGTACGTTAGTCGTGATAGAATTCACGTACTCCGCAGCCTTACGGCCGTTGCGGACCACATCTAACTTCAAGCCAGCATAACGGGCAATCCAAATGGCATGCCGCGCCCGCCTGGTTCCGCCTACTTTAGCGGATAACCCACTTAATGTAAACCGACCTTTACCGGCCACAAGCAATTCGCGTACAGCCGCAAGGCAGAGCGCCGATGTTTTGGTCTCGGTCGGGGAAAGAGGATTCAATGCTTTCGGCGTTTTCGCCGGTTTCTGTTTAGGTGTTGCGGTGGCTTCAAGCACATCCGCAGTCATATCTTTGCTCATAATAGAGCCTCCTTAAATTTTGGTTAGTCACATTCAAACAAAACAACATCATCATCATTTTCTTAACATTCTTATCTCATACAGTGACCTCCGTTTATGTAAACCTTAATAAATGCCAACACCGTCCCTCCAATAAAAATGAGAAAGATAGTGCCCATATATCTTGGCTTATTATAACAAACCTGCATCATTTTGTCAATACCAGAGCCACAATTCCCTAACTATATGAAATATTGAGCCCCTGTAACAGGCATAACCCGGCCACAACGGGTCAACGTGGCAGCCCTTAGCGATGCCACCGAGGCAGACTTAATGGCGGCTCCAATAACCTCTAATCCTGTCCTTTTACTCATAATCCCGAACTCCTAAACCGACGGGAAACCTAGGCTTGCCATCTTCTGACTTTCCTTGGTACCGTACACTTAATTCCCTACCCACGTACTTTTTCCAATTCCTCCATTGTTCACGGCGGTACTCGTAAGAGCCACGGCAACGGACTGAAAATTCTCTTTCGGGTCCTGTTTTGCCATTCCCGGCATCACAGGTAAAGATAGCGGTTCCTTCATCTTTTCCTTCGCCTTCTACTGCACCAAGGATTTTGAATTCGGCATCATCGAAGTCTTTTAACTTGAGGAGTTGGTTTGACCTGAATTCATAAACATAGCCATCTGGTCCACCGCTACGGACTATCGTACCCTCATACCCATCGGTTACAAATTGCGTATGGTACTGCATGACCTCACTTTCATCTTTGGCTTGGTAAGTCTGTACCTTAATGGCTAGGCCAGGTTTATAATCTTTGCGTTTCACAAAGCGGTCTGTGAACGATTTGCCCGTATCAGGTACGTCATAATTCCAAAACCTAACGTACTGTTTGAGGCCGTTCCAATCTGGCTGTTTCTCCTCCTTAACTAAGGAAGTCAATTTTTGAAATGAAATATCACCGTGGCAATAGGCTTCACCATCAAGACGTTCGCCAACATCCATGATTGTCACCATGAAAGGTGTTAAGAACGAAAGGTTCTTATAGGGTTTATTTTTGCGGCTGGTGTAAACCACTTCTGTTTTAGACACACGGGTCGCTATAACACGCACCCCATCTAGCTTCGGCTGCACCCAAACTGGGTAAACCAGTTTATGCTTCCGCTCGTGGAATTTATTGGCCAGCATTGGCAGGAGGTTAGGTCCAACCGACTTCTTTTCTTTTCCCACACCTTTGGCCAAAGCCTTTAGGTCGGTAACGTAATTCTTGTCTTGTTTCCGCTTCCAGGTGCTTTCGGCTTCGGCGGCAGCTTGCTCAAACGGCGTAGTTTCATTCACCCGCCCGAGGTTTTTGCCCTCCTTCACTTTCTTAGTAGCTAATTGCTTCTTCCCACCCTGGGCGCCATGTTCTGTATAGATCACCGCTCCCTGGGAAGCTTCCTCAATCCAAATGCGCCATTCTTTAACTGTGCCCCTAGAGGCTAAGCCGTAAAGTTTTGGAAATTCTTTTTTCTGCATTATCTTTCCTTTTTTACCGTATCCGTATCGCAGAACCCATCACATCCGCAGCATACACATCGCCCATTTCACCATTAGGCACAATGGGAGTTTTTACAAGACAAAACCACCTAGCATACGGTTTAGTATCATCCGCCTGCCATTTCTTTAAGACGTACCACGTCCAAGAGCCGTCATGGGACTCCCAGATTTCATAAGCTTGTTCTTTTTTTACCGTTTTGCCACAAAGATTTTTCATACCTTCTCCTTCTTATTATAATTTGACTGTGCCGCTGTTCGGTTCAATGTACACATTTCGAATGAATGGCCATCCTGGAAGTGCAATCCATCCACTGTTTAATTGTGAGTCTTGGTATATTTTGATAATAAATTATTATACCCATCATGCAGGTGGCAGAGCAATAAGTAAATGGCATACCCTGGAGCTCCGGAGCTACTGGCGTAGACCAACGATTCCACAACCACGATTTAAAATCCCGGCATTCAGTTGGGCGCACCCAATGAATCCGCCAAGATAAATTGTTCTTATCGGTCGAAATGTGTACATTCATCATCATTCTCCTTTTAATTAGTGTGATTGTTAACGCCATTCAACGATTCCGATTCCAATACTGTCGGGGTTTTTAGATTTTTTCAAGTGAACCCTAAACCAAGAACGGGCATGCCGTTCAGCAGCAAGCTTTGTTTGTCTCCAACTAATTCTCCCATCAGGAGTCAATATCAGGTAACCGTCAGAGAATCCAATCCCTGCATCACGGTCGCGCCAGTATTCATCATGTTCAATGATAATTTTTCCTTGTTTTGTTATATTGTCCTTCATCATTTTCATTTTTATTGCTACTTTCTTCTGAATGGGAACGGTGATCTATACAGGTACTTGTTATACAGGTTCTTATCAAAATCAAACTCATTCTCAAACTGGAAAAACCAGCCTCTTGACTCGGCATCTGGCAGGGAAATTTTCCAGTCCCCTACGGTACTTGCCCAAGAATTTAAGCGTTCTTCATAAAGTGGTCCCTCACGTTCAATGACAAGTGTTCCGCGTTTCGTTATTATATTGATATTGGCCTTCCTCATTTTATTGCTCTTTCTCACGCTCCGTTGTCATCCAGTTACGGTAAAACACTAGATGCCTGGGGCAGAAGTAATATGGGGCACCATTGAGATAAATCGCCGCAGGCATTAGCGCCGATCCATAATGCCGTGACGCCTCGCGGTTTACAGCACATTCCTCATAACAACCAACAGCATCACAAGTTTGCAATGTCATATTCACGTTCTCCTTTTCTCCATTCATCTTGACTATACTATACCATAAAACCAAGATTGGTGCAAGGATTATTATTCGCGTAACTACGCAATTTTAAAGGGGTTTTAAGAGAATGGCGTAACTAATTGATAATATTGGGGTTTATTTTTATGTGTTATTCTGCTTGGTTGGACCGTGCAATCTGGATAGGGTTGTTATCGTCGCTATTTTCGCCTTCCCCACTTGCCGCGTATACTGTTCGGCCCGTTCGCGGGTGTAGAAAAAACGCTCCACTGTCTGCAAGAATCCAGGATAGGAAACTCTAAAGAATGTCATGGTTTTAATTCCCCCTTGTTGTCCTAAGCTTGTTTATGACCCGCGTACTGTACATTACCATGGTTTCCATCACACCCTCATTTTATTGCTCTTTCTTGGTTGGACCGTGCAATCTGGATAAGCTTGTTTATGACCCGCCCATGCGCTGGATAAGCGATAACCGCTACATCTTTGCGGTAACAGGCATCACAAGGACCGCACTTCCCACCGCGGCTATATGCGCCACAAAGATACGCCTCAGCCGGGGCTTCATTTGCTGTCGGCACAATTACTGAACCATGTAAACCCGGCGTATAGTTTCCGTCAATGCTATCGGCAGAATACCGCACCGCTACATTTGGCAGAGTTGCGATTTGTTCTAAGATATGGCGAAATTTTGCAATTTTGTAGGAACGGGTCGGCAGCCAATGCCGGACCCAGGGAGTCTGTTCAATTACCTGTTTAATTTTATTGGCCAAGGCAGGATGGTAAATGTCACCGCTATCAAACCAACGGAAGAGGACTTCCTTCTTCAGGGCTTTAACCATATCTCCCACCCAATTAGCATCGCGCCACGCTTCTCGGTTTGCTTCCCGGGCTTGCTTGACAACTGGAAAAACATAAAATCCTGTCCGTGCGTAACAACCCGCACAGGCTGGAACGGCGGTACCATTCTTATCACGCGCTCCTGGGCACGTTTCCCATGCGGCCAGGCTCCACGATTTAGCATTTAGTTTTGAGGTTTGTGAAAGATGGTTCATCATGTTTTCCTTTCTTACACAACCATACTTTTAAAAAGGTTCATTTGTAATTCCTCAAGCACCACTGGTTGAACCTGATTTTCTTTAGCACCTAAGAAAGAATGGTGGATAAGAGGTTTTTCGATTCCTCTAGCTAGAAACCATTCTTTGAGGGCAGACAATTCTTTGTCAATAAACATAAAGGAGGCAACTCCTCTACCATTGGTGGCTTTCTCTATCCGTTGTTTTCGTAGGTGGTCAAGGTGGATTAACGCACCATTAATACCCATACTTTCAAATTTGTCGTTATAGCTTCTTTTTCTTTTTCTCATTTGCTTCTCCTTTTCTCCATTCATCTTGACTATACTATACCACAAAGCCAAGATTGGCGCAAGGATTATTATCCGCGTAACTACGCAATTTTAAAGGGGTTTTAAGAGAATGGCGTAACTAATTGATAATATTGGAGTTTATTTTTATGTGATATCCTGAAGAAAAACAATAGGTTATGATATTGAAAGATAAGAGAGGGATTTTGAGGTAATTAATAAACCGCTATACCTAAAAATGAATCATTCATTTATACCTAAAAATGAATCATTCATTTATACCTAAAAATGAATCATTCATTTATACCTAAAAATGAATCATTCATTTATACCTAAAAATGAATCATTCATTTATACCTAAAAATGAAAGCTGGAAGATTGTCAATTTCGCTTCTTGCGCCGACGCTGTATCTAGAAGAGGTGGTTTGTCAATTAATTTTTAATTCCTTGGTATAATCTAATGTTATGCCCAAGATGCGGGTAACACTATAGAAAGTTCGCGTCTGGACGAAAAGATTTTCTACGTCAGCAATCATCATATCAGCGTCCGTGGCGGTGCCACATCGATAGAACCATAACCAAACTTTAAAATTCAGGCATTCATTGGGACGCACCCAATAAATCCATAACGTCCAATTCTTCTTACCAAATTTGAACATCGTTATTTCTTAGGGCCCGAGCAAACAAACCTTACATTCTACTTTTTTCTTTTTTTTTTGTTTTTTAATTTTCTAACTTGTTTCTGATAATCACGAATCACTTTTTCTTTGCGAGCAATATCCTTAAATAACGTACCAATCAACAAGTTGGGCCCCATCGTCTGAGGCCATTCACTCCGCGGTTCCTTTCGGAGAAAGTTCCAGGGAGCCATCGCCTTGAACGCCGATCCCATTACAGTAAATGGTTTAATTAATAAGTTGGCTTTTTGCACTATCCAACGGGTCGATTGATAGCGAAATACACGCAGGCGGTATCCATAGCCGCGGAAGATTTCAAGAGTTTTGACCCGTAATTGCTGAAGGCTCGATGTTTGCTTATTTTTCTTTCTATCTTGTAACATTAATCTTGCTCCTTTTCTGGTTAAGTATATCAAGCTGCACCTTTTGTAAGCGCAATCGCGTTAGCCACATACCGTCGGCGTTCTTGGAGGAGGGTGCGCCACCGTTCTGCTGAAAACCCGATTTCTTTACAACACCATTCAAACGTAAATGGTATGTTCCAATTATCTTCTTTATTGTCCATTAGCCAATTCCATGCATCAATAATTTCAGGTGCTAGGATTTTAGTTCCTTTTACAATCCGATATTTGAGGACAGCACAATCTTCCAACGCTTGGTTGATAATAGCCTCAATTAAACGCTCTCCGGATTCAAACCCCACCGATGGGCAAAAGCCAAATAGGTCCTCATCCTGTTCCTTGTCGCAATCAAATTCACGATTATCTTCTAATGTCTTTTTATGCATAAAGGTAACTTATTTTTTCCGGTCTTTGTCAATTTGTGGTAAAGGCGTCAATACTTGGCGCCGTACGGGTTCAGGTGCGACCACTAATTTATCAGACTTTAAAAGGTATGGGGCCGGCGCATGGTTGATGCAAGCCAAACACATCCTAGCTTCTTGTACAATTTCGTGGCCGTGTGTTACCGCTCCTTCATGGGAACGGTATGTAACGGTCCGCATGGAACGCACGACGGGAAGGGATGGTACGCGTGGCGGCGAGATAGTGTGGCAAGATTCACAGACGAACATCATTGACTCCTATTGGTTAAAGTGGTCCCTGAATACTATTCTATTAATTGTACCATGACTTTGCATTGGAGTCAAGAATTATTTTATGGCATAACCCATTGTTTTTACAGGGAACTTAAAAATAATTTATAACCTATTGAAAACATAGCGGATTTATAAATCCTTAAACCGGCCTACAACGACCGATCTCTGGCTGGCCAGTGGTATAATACACTTTAGATATCCCAGCCGCCCCTAGGACCTTCCAGCAGGTTGCACAGGGCCGTGCTAATTGGTACTGCCCCATCTTATCTAGCCGGACATTGAAGAAAGTATAGCGCGGCAAGCTAGGGCGGGGGCTATTCCGTAAGTGGGCCATGAGCCGGCGGAGGGCATGGATTTCAGCATGGCGGGTATATTCTGAACGGTTAATCCGGCGGTCAGCTTGGGGATTAAGTTCTTTGTTCCATCCGACTGTGATAAGCCGTCCTTTAAGCAACACCAAAGTGAAATGCTTTGCTTTATCAACATTCGGACGGTGGGCATATTTATCAACGACACGCCTAATGGCAGCATTCAAGTCCATGCTTTAGTGTACTATTAGCCAGCTATTTTGTCAATGGTTAATAACAAATTAAACAAAGAATCTAGTAATGGTCCTATAATTGTGCCGGCACAAAACCCAATGCCAAAAAACAAACATGCTAACAGTAGAATGATGATTTTCTGGAAAGTCTCAAGGGGAGGCAGATATCCAATAGGACGGTGTAAGAAATGCTTATCAACATAAGACGCAGCTAAAAATGAAAAATTATGGAGGCCATTGAATCGGCGCATTATGGCCCTCCGCGTCCTCCATCTTTATAGATACAGGCCGCCATAATAAGCATGAGGAATAACATAAATGTAAATTGGACAATAGGATGCATAGGGTCCTTACTACCAGGGAATATTGCTATACGTGCAATATAGAGTATTGGTGGAGAATAATGTATAGACTCCGCTGTTTTCCGGAAACACAAATATAAAGGATACATCCGGATGCTTTGTGGTTAACCAATTGAGGAAGTGTAGCCGGCCTGGAGTATCAGCATGGTTAGCCCTAGTTTCTGGCCCATAATTTAGACTGCCGTCAAAAATATTCGATACGGCTTGGTCTGGCGTAGTAAGCAAAAAATCAAAACCAAAACAAAACAACTGCGTTTTACCATGGTTAATAGCAAACCGCATAGCTGCCATACCTGCGTTCATCCGCGGACGGTTTGGGTTGCATTCCGCAGGCTCCCAACAATCATTATCCTCTGGAACCAGGAGGCGCGACAAAGGAAAACATAAATTAGGATCAGAATGGATGCCGCGTCTGATTTCATTAACCATACCTTTATCAACGGCAACAACATAATCTGGATAAGGATGGGTGATAGGATGGTAATTTCTATGAATGCCATTGCAGCCGTAAGTTATAATATGGGATGGTATTTGAGTAATAGAGAATTCGAGGCGGGAAGTACCATTACCAATGATAGCCGCAGCTTCTCCCCAATCGGTACGGTAATAGTTAAAATCGTCCGCATTGGGAATATCTTTAACTACATCATTATTCCCATCTTGTAATTCTGAATATAAGACCATGTCCTACCATCCGATAGTAAGTTTTGGAAATGCTTTCTTGACTGCTTCTGGATTAATTTTGAGTTTCTTGTCTTTTACACGCAAAACAAGGAGCGCATCATCAGGATCAATATTCTCTAGCATTTGGATAAAGAGTTGTTCCCGTTTGAGTTGTTTAACCTGTAACCCTTCTTGGCTCGCTACAAAATAAATGAATTTACGGCATTCTTTATAAAGCCCTCCCTCATAGTCACTAGCCTTAGCCGCTGGTTTAAAGGGAGGAGCCCCTTCCGGAAGGAGCCATTTAGTATTTGGATTCATACCAAAACCAACAATGTTTTTCAAAGATGTGGAGGAATGTTTCAGGAGGAGGGCTGTCTGTTCGTCCACGGTTTTAGCGGCTTCAATACGTTCAATAATTTTTGAAAGGGCTTCAATCGCCATATTAGAAATCTCCTATTCGTGGGATGAGGCTATTTAGTCTGTGGTGCATAAAATAACTGAGCAATCCCTGCCGGGTTTTTGGGCTTGCTATTTGTACCCGCCATTCATCGAGGATGGCATTTTGCACTTTAGAAGGAATCATTTTAAAATTTATTAATGAATTATTCCGCGCATAATTCAGCACCAAATCAGCGGGAATCCCTACGGTATAGGTATCGAGTAAAGTTTTCGATAACGATTTTTGTTTTTTACCAGGAGTAATAAATGTATCATCGTCTGAAAGGATGTTAGGAATACCATCACTTTTATCGCCCCGGAAAATATGTTCTGCTAGGGCTTTATCTAGATCAGCAGGAAACATAACAAAATCTTTTAGCCGCGGAGAATATTGCCGAAAACCATTATACTGTGCCAACTGACCAAAGTCTTTATCACCAGATACACAAAGGACCGACTCACGGCCAAAGAATCCTTCCGTAGCGTTAGCAGTTAAGACAGCGATAATGTCATCAGCTTCCGCACCTTCTACTGTAAGGACCAAATATGGAGAATTCTGTTTAAATTCTTCCCTCATGGTATTGATGTTGTAGTGGCAAGCATTTGAAAAAGTATTTGAAGTGGCCCGTTTAGCTGCCCTAGCAGCTTTATATGATGGAAATAATTGTTTCCTCCAATAAGAGGCACTATCACAACATAAAATAGGATCACCATAGGTTTTAAAAAAGAGCTTGCGGTATTTACCGAGCGTAAGCCACACGCGGTGCCGCACACTGGTTATAGCATAATCCTCTTGGTGGCATACAGCCGTAGAAGCAATCGCTAATTGGCTAAAATCAATAAGGAGCATTATTTGGCCGCCAAGATAACTGTCGTGTTGTTTATCCGTCCATTCACAGCCAAGTCTTTTGTCGTTAGCGTTGAGGTGACTGCATGGAGAGAGCGAATGCCAACCCCACCGTCTAAACTAGCAAAAAAGTTTTTAGGATTTCGTAATTTTCGTTGGCACGATTCTTTAGCAAATCCCTTGATTGTCGTACCTTTAATCGTCATAACTTGGTTATCCTGGGTATAATAAGTAGCAAGCATCCTAGTCTTGGTGTTATAGGTCCACACCTCCTCACATTCCAACAATTTTTTAGGATCAATAGACTTCAAACTAAGGTCTTTATGTTCAGGTAAGTATTTCAGGTGCTTGAGTGCCACTTGGGGATTTCGTTTCCGCGGTTTCCGCTGAGTTTTATTGGCTGCAAACCATTGGGTGGCACCATCGACAATATTTTGCATAAAGGCCGTATAATTTTCTAATTGCTTTTTAGAAAAGGTGCTATAGCCTTCCCGAAGGACTTTATCATGTTTTACTGCCTTTAATTCATCAAGGACCGGCTGGTATATACCCGCAATATGCTTTGCATAGACAGGTTTTATATTATGTTCTTGTAACCATGCCAGCATATCAAAGACATCTTTGCATCCACCTAAAATAAACGCATCGACCCTTCCATCTAAATCAGCGACATAAGTTTTGGCTTGTACTTCTACACGGTCCTGGATAGTCGGTGGTGGAATTGCTGTTGTTTCTTGGGCAGCTTTCTTTTGGGCTGCATTCCTTTCTTTAGCCATGTGGACTAACGCCGTTAACGTATCCAAAAACCATGTATTGGATTTTTTATCAGGGGTATATCCTAAAAGGAGCATCCGGCACATTGCGGCTAAAGTTTGGTTGAATTCAGAATCTTTTATAGCGGTCAAATCAACCTTGTTGTCTTGGCCAATAGATTTAAAATACGCTAACAATGCTTTCCGCCTATCTTTCAAGTCCAAGGTAGCATTATAATAATTAAATGCCGAAAGAATTTTGTTACGGTATTCTTCTGCTCCTAAGAGTTGGTCAGCGCTACTCCACGTAGGTTCTGCGCCATGAAACCCCGTATAAGCTACAGCCACCTTTTCGCGGTCCGCTGCTTTCTTCCTAAGGATGTCGCTATGTGTTTTTGCTTTGTGCATAATGGCGGTTAACGATAGACTCCAATAAGTAGGTCCATTGCCGGGCCCGTCCAGTCCAATTATAAACTGAATCCATATACGCCTTTTGAATTTTTAGGCGCTCTTTAACAGATGAGGAATCAGTAAGGTAGGTATGAATTACGCCACCTAAGACGTTGACAAAACGGTTCGCGTGGATGTTAATATCTTCATCAAACTGGTACAGCGCAGCAAAATTTGCAGTCGTTTCTGGTAAAGCCGCATAATTCGGGCATACCACTTCACATTCTGCGGACATAGCTTCAATAGCCGCAATGCACGATGTTTCAGGCCAGATAGATGGATAAGCAAAAATGTGGGCTTGTTGTAACGCAGCACGGATTACATGGTTAGGCTGGAATCCATGGTATGTGATATGTGGGTGGCGCCGGCATAATTCAAAAAGTTCATGGTACTGTTTGTCACGTTCAGGCCAACCATATATGCTGAAAGAAGAATACACATCCAAATGGACTGCGGATCCGTATTCTTTTGCTAAGACTTCAAAACAGGGTACAAGTATTTCAAGGCCGCGGTGGGGTGTTGTGTGGTAAATGAGTCTGATAGGACTTGCTGGCTTTTGGTGTAATGGTATTGGCTCGATGGCATTTTGGAGTACCACACCAGCGCCCAGAGGTACTCCTAACCCTAAATTATAGGTATGCATCTGGTAATGTGAAACAAAAACCAGTTGTGCAAACTTAGCACGTTCGGCAGGATTAGCTAAATGGGCTGCTTCAGGATCGTTCCAAAGATCATGCAACCAAAGGATATTCGGCTTGACTGGATCAAGGTGCCGTACCCGGCTACAAATAATGTTGACCTTCTCTAGTAACGCGGCATCAACACGTTCTTTCAAACCTTGAAGCATCAGTTCCGTGCCGCCTTGCGCTCCACGGAACGTTCCATCTGTTTCAGGACCCGTAATGTTTAAGATAGTCTGCCCCAGAATTCACCTCACTTGTAAAACCGCTTTATTGGTAATAGATTATAATATACCAAATTTGGATCGCTCTGTCAAGGGCTACGCTTGGCGGGTAAAATAGTTGGTGTGCATGGATTCCGGCGAGAAATACTCAGTAATCGTGGCTTTCACACAGTCGGGATCAAATTCCTTACAAGAAAACACATCAATATAAAACGTATTGTCGTGTTCAACAAAATGGGCAGTAAAACTTGATGTGGTAATAAGCTGGACGGCAGAATAACCCCTAAGGTTTAAATTTGATGTATCAAAGAATTGCACATGGCATGGACCCCAAGCGACCATACCAATACGTTCAATTAAATCAGCAACAAAAGCCCTGATAACGGATTCATTATGGATACCATTATTGGCACCTTTCCCATCTACCGTCATGTGGTAACCCCATTGTTCCTGGCACTCTCCCATTGCTATTGTCTTTCTCCTTTTTACCCCCAACGTATTCCGTTATTTATTCGGGAATACTTAAAAACGCAGCTTGGTTATTAGTATCGTAACACCATCCTGTCCATACCTCAAAGAAACTTTTTACAAGTGCATCAGAAAATGGATAAGCTGCGTAAATACACTCTCTTAAATTATTTAGCGTTGTTTGGTGGCAAACGTGATCATATTCTGCACGGCCCAAGCAAATAAGTGGTTTGCGGTGTAAAAGAGCTTCGAATCCGGTACCAGAATTCACCGTAACCACACATTTAGCTAAACGCAAACAATCTTGAATGTTCACCGCTTCGATCCATATGGCGCCAGAAAATTGTGCGGTAATCTGCTTGAGGGGCTCCATCGATCCCGGATTTACTGGATGCCCCTTCACAACAACGGGAATACCAAGACTATGGCCGGCTTCAAGCGTTTTCGTAAGGGCATCAGCTACCGATACCGTTGAGTGGAACCGGATAGTCTCATCATGCGGTAATTGGCACGGGTAAAATATAAATGGATCTTTTGGTAACAAAGAGAGGTTGGTCCCAAGTGGTGGTTGGTCAAATTTACTATCTCCGCGCAAAATCCATTGCTGTAATTGTTCAAAAGCCATTCCTGCACCTTCGGCTGGTACTACAGCAAAGGGATACGCCGATGAACCAGCTCCCCATCCTTGGGTGTCACAACTAAACAACCACGGAAATTGGGTTTGGGCATAATAATACGCTTCGGTGTGGGTTAACGGAAATTCGTGGGCTTCTTTATGTGGCACATAAACACGGTCCCACCCTTGCAAGCCATCCGTTTTAGCGGTAGCACACAAACTATCGACTTCATTTGCATTAAATTGCCAGAGGGGGCGTTCCCAGACTCGTATGTTATCGCCACGGCGTTGGTGTTCTTGTGCTAGACGGTGGATAAATGCACCCCAGGGTTTTCTAATTGGCGCAATGGGCCCTATTACACTAGGCACAATGCCATACTTGAACATACAATCAAGCCGTGGGGCAAGGATAAGGATATTTTTCATACCGTAGCAGCCCTATAAAGGTTATCGAATTCTTGCTTTTTTGCCAAATACTTAGTATTAGAATATTTTCTGTCACCTTTGCCAGTCCAAATAGCAGATCCTTCATTGAAGTCCCAATCAAGGTCAACATTTGTAAAATGATGTATATGATGAAGGGTGGGGCATGTATGCCCTCTGAGCTGCCACCAACGGGCTGCGGCGCATAATGCTACCTGATCCATAAACCACCGTTGTGGGCCACGCTCCATGGAAATAGTTGCATATTGTAAAAAATCAAAACCTTCCGGTGCGACATAAACCAATCCAGCCGCCACTTTAGTTCCTTCATTCTCCCATCCTACTGTACCTGGCAACGGATCCCTGAAAAACAATCCAACGGGAAGGGTTGGTTGCGTAATACGTTGGCAAATTATACTATCGACATCAAGGATAAACATTGGACGTTGGCGTTCTTTTAATAATGCCAATGCTGCATAAAACCTAGCGCAGGAATAGTATAACCGCGCTTCTCCCCTAGTGTAACTCAACTGTTCAACTGTAGTTCCTAAGGAATGGCGGCCCGCAGGATGGGGCTGTTTCTTCATCAAGTTAGTACTGGTAGCCACTAATTCGTGTATAAACCCATAGTCTTCCGTAGTTATTGAATTGGGGAAAATGATATGGAGGTGTACCGTATATCCACTCTGCATCGCTGACGTAACAAATGCAGGGCCATGGATCCTCGCATATCCAATATCACACGCAGCAAAAATAATTGGGCTATTGGCCGATAAAGTCATAGGCACCATAGGGTTCATACTCGCGGCCACATTGGGGTCCTTGAAACACACCTGCTGCTTCTGATTCTTTCGCTAACTTATCATGTAAGTACCAAAAATCAACGAGGTCCGGCCTCCGGTGTTGTCCAGGCGATCCACGGTACCAAAGCGGCTTCCATGGTTGGGTTGCCATATTAGTATAATGTAATTGGTACATTTCTTCAGTAGCTAAATCACCAGAAGCACCTTCACCGTCAAGCACATTCCACCGTGCATCCATAGTTTGGACAACCGATGAATCCCCAGATAACATGCCAATCATCCTATTATGCATTTCTGGTATAGCACGGAGGCGTTCAAATGGGGGTAAAATATACTCAGCGGCCGAGCAATCAATCATCATCACACAAAATTCATGCCCTCCGAACCTATGGCCTGTCCTGGCCATAAATGGTTTCCCGTCCATAGGGGTATTCCAAAGGGCTGCAATATCACGCAGGTTAATCATATCTACATCAGTATAGATGGCCCTTCCTTTAAAGCCACATACAGCAGGAATGCCCCATCGGAATCCAGAGAATGGTGTTGGCCAAAGCTGCGTTTCCCATCCCGCCCACGGTGAGGACATATCATGCGTCTGCCGCATCCAATTAACTTCAAGGTGCAATCCATCTACTTGGAATCCAACTGCGCGGTTTGTAATAAGGGTATGGAGGTAAATGCGCTCCATATCAGTATCCTCACCATTAGCTGAGGAACCAATAAAAATTCTAATCGTGTTATTTTCCATAGGAATATCTCTCAAAAAACATCCCATTCATTTTCATAAATCCTTTAGCCATTGTACTCACTCCTTTGATGGCCACTGTAGTTGCTTCGTCATACCTCCATCCATGGGCAGCCAACACACCTTTCCAATACTCTTGTGTGCGGCAGTTGACATGATGGTGGCCAGCCCAACCAGGAGGAGCAGCAGTAATGACAGCCCAGTTAGCCGTTTCAAAAGCCGCAAACACATTAGGAAGATATTGTTCTTCTACATGCTCTAAAAATTCTACACACCAAATAAGGTCTGCTTGGTAGTGGAATGGCCCTTGTGTAAAATCATGGATAAATACAGTCTCCGTATGGTTAATAGAAAAATCTCCATCTACACCAACCGCGCTTTTCTTACAGGTCCTAAAATAGTGGAGCATGCCACCAGGACCACATCCTATATCAAGAACCATCGAAAACGGAATATGAGCCACTAACCAATCAGCAACACCCGTGTCTATATTTGTGCGGTTAAGGTGCCCGCCGAGGTGATTGGGCAATTCGTTCATGGTGGAAGTATAATAGATTTATGCTGTATTGGCAAGCTGACGTTGCCCAATAATATGGGCCGGCGGACGGCGCCATTTTCCGATAGCATCATTAAGGTAATCGTCTTTTTCGAGAACATTAAGCCGGAATTGTAAAGAGACTTCAGCATAATTCGTATCACCCCGTGTAGCATGGACAGAAATAATTTCAAATGTAAACTGGTCTAAACCAAGGTGTCCTATTTCTTCTTGTAAAAGACTAGACGATGACATATAAGACTGCCAATCAGACTGGGACCTGACACGCCGCCCTTTACCTTTTTTCTTCCGGATTTGCCAAAAATATTTACGGCCCACATATTGCTTACCTGTAGATTTATTAGTGATAAGGTAAACAAATCCTTCTGCTTTGCCAACATGTTCGGGCAGAAACAGTTGCCCGCGGAATGTCCAAGGCACAACCGCCTTAGCCACTAACGCCATACTCAGTGCCTGCTCGGTTCCTACTCAATTCCGCCATTTAGTTCAATCAAATCCGGCCCAGATTCGTCAATGTTCTGCCCATCAAGGAATTCCCCACAAAACGGGCAGAAGGACGACGGATCATCACTATTAAATGCAACCACGTATTCCATTCCGCAATGTTCACATATGGGTTCTTCTATAGTGTCAAACCTTTCTGCAAGGACATTAATATATTCTTCTTCATGCGCCATTGGGTCCTCCCTTATCAAAATATGTAGCTAACATGGGAATTTCCTTTACACTTCACAATTACCACTGCTACACGCTAAAATTTGAGACCCCGTGGTCATATCACTTTTCTCTACATCTGCCAACTGATTCCAATTGGCATCTTTTGGCATTTTGGCCAAGAAAGCCTTATATTCAGCTTCCGTACATTCCTGATAAGGTGCTTGCCGGTAACTATGTTCACTGTGGGGTAAGAAGGATACGCCGGACATTTTATCAAAATGCCGGTAAACCCAAGCTCCCACATCCATCCATTCATGTTCTTTAACAGTGATTGTAACAGATGGCTTATGTTCACACCAATAGTCTTGAAACTGTTCCCAATATTCTAACTGTTGGACCGCTGTAAGATGTTCCCGGATAACAGCATCCTTTGGCGCTTGGATTGGAAATGAAAAAATGCCGACGTGTGATGGCTTCGTAAGGTCCTCCTCGTGTGGAAATCCTTGGGCCACCATAATGTTATAAAGGGGATCTTTTTTGTCCATCCGTACACTACGGATATAATATCCACTATACCGCGGGTGGATCCCACTCGATGCATCGACCAACTGGCTTACCGTTCCGCTTGGCTTATTGCACGTAATGGCTACACTAGGTGAAATTTTCAGTTTTTTAGCCCATTCTTTATTTGTTTCGATAGCCACTTCTTTAAGGTCTGCGAGGCGCTTAGCCGTCGCCGTATCTATGCCATTAAGGAGCGGGCAATCCATCGTGCCCGTAAGCGAAACACCCAAGAGGCGCTCCTCCTCACAATTTTGTTTCCATTTTGGTGTCACATATTTGAAGTTTATTAACGTGGACTGCCATGTACCGAGGATCGAGGCCCAACGGACTTTTTTCCGCAATTTATCCATCGTATCAGTTGTCCTTGCTACAGCTTCCGTGAGGTTGCAAAATTCCCTATCACGTAAAATAATTTCAGAACAGGGATTGATTCCAAATTCATATTCTGGATTTCTCCGGCCTGCTTTCGTGATTTGCTGGATCGTAGCCGCACGGTTAAATATCCCACGCTCTCCAGACTTGCTTTCGTACAGCGCCTTCCACTCATTCATAAAAATATCCATGCCTGGTTTGACTTGGTAACATGCTGAATTATTAGCTAAAGCACGTTCGGGATGTTCAATCCACCATTGCCCAGCTTTCGCATGGCGTAAATGGTCATCAAACACATTCGAAAGGGAAAGGAGCGCAGCGCGGCGGACTCCGCCCACGAGGACTACTTCACCAGTCTTACATGCTAAGTCATGGACTTCAATGGGCATTAATTTTCTTCCTGCTGCACCTTTGAATATAGCTTCTGCAAACTTAAACAATTCATTAAGCGGTTCTGGTCCAGACGCACGGCCTCCAAAGGTCTTGAGGGCAGCACCAGCTGGCCGGAGTTTACTCAAATCCCACTTTGGAATGAGTCCTTGGTACAGCAAGCCAATGAGTTCTTTATATCCTTTTGCCCAACCTAATTTAGAATCTGCGACTTGGATAGTCGTATCAGTTGAATGGAATTCCTCAGCAATGGTGGGCATCTGGACGACAAAATCACGTTCAACCGAAAATCCACAACCAGTTCCATTCATCAAAACATAAAGGAGTTCGTCAAATGCTTGGGGACGGTTAAATGCCATATAGGCGCAGTTATATCCAGCAATATTTTCCCGGTGTAACGCTTCTCCAGCAGTCATCAAACACCGCATAGACGGCATAACCTTTAACCCGAGGACAGCATTGTAAAGTTCTTCACGGTCATCGGCTTCTAGTTTATATTTGCACATTTCACCGAGGTGTTCCTCAAAAAATGTAAAATACCGCGTAACAGTTTCTGGCCACGTTTCGCGGCGTCCCTGTTCCCAAAGGAATCGGCTATACCGTGAAAGGTAAATGAAATGTTGGTAAGAGGTCGGAAAACTAAATGCAGGAGTTGGCATAGTAGTCCTTAAAGGATAGCTTGATGTTAAGGGGTTCTGTTCAAATACCGGTATGTCGTGGGTACTTTTATTTCATGGTCAGTAGAATAAAAACCAGGAGAATAATTACACCGCCGCCACAATGAAAATTTAGTTTTGAGTGCTAGGCCCGAATATGTGCAGGCGCTTATGAGTTCGGTGAGGACCGGTGTCGTGAGCCCCGCCATGATTGCCTCGTTAATATCTTTCCACCGGAACGTGGGCGCCCAAATACAGACACGCACATTCCCCGCCTGGATTAACCGTTCCATAATGCCGACAACATGCTCATTGCGTGGTTGGTTGTCAAATATAAAGGTAGTTTGTTCCCGGTTGATAATAGAAAAGACTTTTGGCAAATCACTACTGCCAGCCGCAAGGGCATTCGGTAAGAATAAACTATCTAGGGGTCCTTCGACTACAAATGCAGGTTGACACGCATTAAATTTTTCCAAACCATAAATGAGCGGAGCATCATTACAACGGACTGTCAAATACCGTGGTACTTGACTTCCATCTTGTTGCTCTAACATGCGGCCTGTCGCTCCAACAAGGTGACCCGTTTGGTCACGGAATGGAATCACCAGTCGGCTATCATGGGGCAACCGCTTGAAATAAGATTGTAAATTTAATTTCTCTAAAACACTAAAATTTTCAGCAAAATATAAATCCAGCCAGGTTTCTTCTGGTATAAGACGTTTACGCACATATTCTACACAGGGGTGGAGTGGATTCGTTTTTGCAAGGTTACTGATAGAAGGAAGGAGTTCTCCTAAGTCAGAATGGAAAAGGAGGGTAGGATCGGCTGGTGGTGCTGGCGCTGCTGGCGCTGGCGCTGGAAAATTTGTAGTATGCCATTGCAACTGACGGCGTTCACGGAATTGCTCAAGGCGGTATTCTTTAGCCAATTCAGGAGCCACCATATTAATAAATTCGCCCAGTGGCAAATTGACTGCACAATTATGGCATTTATATCGGATCCGTCCTTTGCTCGGATAGAGGAAGCCTCGTTTTTTATGTTTATTCTTTTTGGAATCGCCGCAGAGTGGGCAACGGAAATTAAAAAGGTTAGTGCCTTTGGCTTTAAATTGCGGAAGGCGGGCGCCAAGAAGCCGTGCGTATTTGAGGTCCACCCAATTCATCAGTGGTTATTATAACGTAAATGGACACAATGGTCAATAGCTAACGGTTAAGTTATACCAGGGGGGAGGCATCGATGCCTTGTGTAAATTTAGGCCGCCGTAAAAACATCATTGCACCAGTCGTATTGTTGCGGAGAATAATACCCTTGTCTGGATTCTTTGTCGCGTAGTCTGTAACTTCTGCACCAGCATCTTCACTAACCCAATGCCTGTAATTAGAATATTTTTTCTTGCCCATCCTGGCTTTGTAATATTTGTTTGGATCAACGTCAAATACCTTGTGGCCTGCGAAAACACCAGGTTCACCTTGCGGTCCTACACCGATGCCGGCGACTTGGCCGCGCCCAGCTGCATTTGTAGGCGCATCTTCAGCTAACATTTCGAGGATGACTGCTGGAACGGGTGTTGAGTTATCTGAAAGTGATACCATAATACGGTCCAGAGCCTCCTGGAGGCCCATGGGGCGGGTCAACCAAAACAACGCATGATCTTGTTCACGTAGAAGGAATAACGCCATCGCTACAGTGCCCAAATAAGTTCGGCCTGGAGGAATCAGAGCCATGATACGTTTTAAATTAAGGACGAGACGATCAAATGGCCTGTCGGAATCGCGTTCTTCTTTAGTCTGTGGTTTACGGAGCCTCTTGCCATCCTTATCAATCAGCCCAAATTTATAAGCATCGAGGTCCGTAAACGGCACAACGAGGCGCCGCAAAAATTGGTATAACAAATAAGAGTCTAAGAGTGGACCAGCCATTATAGTGCTTTCAATTTTTCAACGATACCCGCATCAGCTTCTATGACTGTATCCAAGGGTAGGTGTAAATTAGCCACCACAATCGGATTAGTGGGCCAATGCCCTAGGAACAGCAATACAGGATATAGGTAATCTAAAAATTCATCCAACTTAAACACAAGGATTCGCGTGAGCGCTTCTTTTTCAAACACATTATACATGGCCACAATATGGTTCACAAGGAGCCGTTCTTTGAGTTCTCCTGATTTCGCATACCGGCGGAAGAGCCTGCGGATATTACGGATTCTCCCGAGGTCTTCATAAAATTCATAAAGTCCGCCTTGGCCTATATTCGTATAATGTTTTGCGGCATAAAGTATAATGTTGTGATCATCCAGTGGTGTAGATAAAACCATAATTAGAACGTATTAAGGGCCACCCTTTTTATGGTAGTCGCATTAACAGCAATGTAAAGGTAAGTGTTGGAGAACCAAAGCTGTAGCGGTGCTTTACCGGCACTAGAAGCATTATTACTTGCTGGGTTCGCGCCCAAGGTTACGATATGGACATTCGACTTCAGGCGGGCCGTGCAAGTAACATTGGAGGTGGCTACTGTATTTGAGCATCTTAAAACGGTGTTGCCAACAAGTGTGGTCCTACCATTGATAGCAGTATTAGAAGGAACCGTGCCAAAAAGGTTCTTGACCGTGATCTTTTTAGAGACAGGAGTACCATTTGGATTGTCAATAATGAGGAAGAGGTCCTCTGACGTTGCGCTCGTAAGAGCAGTAAGTTGGGTTACTTTTTTATCTGCCATAATCCTTAATCCTTAAATTTATAATAGCCTTTTCAGTATAATATACGCACCGCCGCAAAGAAGCAGTAGTTCACTATAAGTGATGCTGTGTAATACGGACATTCTGATATCCATCCTTTATGAGCTGTATTCTCTGACTAATTGCTACGTCCTTACTCTTCCAAACTCCAAAAATCACGCAACCCATATTCGCGGTACCCATACTTAAAACATAAACTTGCATATAACGTTCCGCTTTCTCTATTAATCGGCTGTTGCTGTCCGGACAACAAAGGTTCCCAATGCATTGGACACAGCACCCGTCAACACGAGGTTTGCAACCTGCGCCCCGGCATTCTTAGAACGTATCACCACCGCTGTTGCAGTCGCATTTGTCAGGGTCTGGGCATTGATTTTATAGGTACCTGCTACTGTTGGTTTGAATTTCAGGATCACAGTGTTATTAGCCCTAAGAACGGTGGTGTTGCTGGCTAAAACCATTGCATTGCCCGAAATAGTATTCGCCAAGGTTAGCTTTAGTTTGCCGCTCCCAGACGAGAACGCTATTGAATGGTTAAACACGATGTAAACATTAGCTAACGCATTCCGTTTAATCGACGTACCAAATGTTGAATTAGACGACACAAAAACCTGGACTAATTCTGGAAACCTGAGGCTAGTATTTGAGGCATAACCCTTATTGGCTCCAGTAGCCGGATTAGCGGCGACCACGACTTCGTCAATGAGCCGGGCATTGCTGTGCATATCGGTTTTGTTTTGCCGGCGGACCCAACCGCTGTTCGTGAGGACGATATTGCGCTTTTGCCTTTGGCTTTCTGTATATGGTACACCGCCAGCAAGTATGCCCGCGCGGGTGTTGGCGCCAGTTGCAGGTGCAGAATCTTTAGTGAATTTCCATAGTGGCATGGGAGCTCCTTACTTTTCCGCTAGCCGCCTATCGGCCAGCTTACTCGACATAATATCGCATCACCACATATTTATAATTTAAAAACCAAGCCGATGCAGCTTTTTTACCGTGTCAGAAACACCTGTATAAAGGATCGGCACACCACCGGCTGATGCCCATTCGGTTATATTTTTGCTATAATCATCGACTAAAACATTCGGTGTACCATTAGCTTGGGCAAATTGGCGTTTATCTTGCCTTTTTACCATATGGATATGGTTTTTAGAGATATTACCAAGGTGCTTTGCAATCCAAATATACTTTCCGCGGATACAGTGTTCTGCATCCCAGACAGCATAAGCGGTGAGGATGTGGGGCCTGAATTTATTAATGTACTGCCAAAGGTCCTGGCCACTTGCGGTCCATCCAAGTCCAGTCCAAAAATTTGGTGTTTGGCGGATTGTAGCAGCTTGTTGCGGTGTAATAAATCCTTCCCATCCTGCACCAAATAGCTTCCGGCAACCACCATCAAAATCAACTAGAGTATTATCCATATCACAATAAATGGTACCTACGGTATCCTTTGGCATAGCTGTTAATCCTAAGCCAAATGTCGTTCGCTAACTTTGGTTCTGTCTTTGAGTTCTGTCGGTTTCCTGGGTTCGATCTTACCGTCCTTGTTGACAGTGTAACTTGTATAACTTTGTGGCAGGCGCACAAGTTGCCCATTTTTTACTTCATGCGTAACAGCATTAGCACGTCCATAACGGCCTTTGCCATAACTACTCAATCCCATAAGCCGCGCTTGCCTGTCTGGTTCAGACTCTTGCTTGGGAGGTTTAATCATTGCAACTTCATCGAGCATTGGTTCCATATCGACGCGGTCTTTCTCACCAGATAACTTGATAGCTGTATTGGCAACTGAAACCTTGACACCATTAACCGTTTGTTGCTTCTTCGGCGCCGGTGCATTAGAGGTGCTGGGTTCTGTAGTACCAGGGGTTGCAACTAATGGGCCCGGAGATTCCTTGACCTTTTTGGCCAAAAAAGGCTTCTTCTTAGCATTCTCAGTAAACGTATCACCAATTTTCTTTGTCGTTAACCCTAAACGGTAGCTTCCGCTGCCATGTTGCTTGTTTAACTCTTTCACTTTCTTCCACATATTGTGCTTACTACCTTTATCAATTATTTTTTTGCTAGAAGCATCAAAAACAACGTGAAGATCGGAGCGTCCCCAAGCAGGAATCCCAGTCCCCGCTTCACCAACCGGCTTTTCCTTGGCCCAAAAAGGCTTCTCATCAAACTTATCACCAATTTTATTTGTCGTAATACCTAAACGGTAGCTTCCGTTTCCATGTTGCTTGTTTAACTCTTTCACTTTCTTCCACATATCATGCTTACTACCTTTATCAATTATTTTTCTAGAAGGATCAATAAGAGCATAGTATGTTGATTTTGAAAACGCTTCACCAACCGGCTTTTCTTTGGAAACTTTCTCAAGGCCGAGTAGTTGCTTGATCTTCTTCCAGCCTAAAGTTTCCTTATCAGGCACTGGTGCTTCTGCTTCGGTAATTCCGTGTGACTTTAAGGTTTCACGCGCCTGTTCAACCGAGGGCCCGCCTAATAGGGCTTTCATCGGATGCTTTACTGTATCCAAAGCTATTTTCAGCATATGGTATGTAGGAGGATCGTGTTTATAGTCTGATAAATTTTTAGATGGCATATTACACCCTGTGTCCTTGCAAGGCTCGCTTAATGCGGTTGAACAAATTAAGGGATACATCGTCCAAAGCAGCATCTGGATTTATGTCCCGGTCCGGGCATTTGCACCTGCCAAATCTTTCTAAATCATCAAGCCTATCCTCAGAAAATTCAGTTACCTGGATATCATCAGATTGGCCCGGCGTGTCCTTAGCATACTTTTTCCTAATGGCATCGGTCCCAATAAAGTTAGTATTTTCTTCTTTTTTCATATTCTCACCAAGCCTCTTTTTTGTTTGAAGGTCCATACCTGCCCGTACCGCATGGTACATTTTAATCATTAATGCCTTGGACATGGAGGGCGGGCATCCGCTAAAGAAATTTTCTTTATCACCAGCAGCAGCCCAAGCCCGCATTTTTGAAGCTGATATACCAGTAAGACCTTCGGCATCGGGGTCCCGCATACCAGCCGACTCTACAGCGATAGACTTAAAATGGTATGCCTGATTATTATATTTCCTGAGCAAATCCCGGAATTCATTCACCCTATCGCTACCGACAACCATGACCACCCTATCATATCCTTTTGCATCAAGCCACTCCATGGCATCAAAAATAGTGCCCGCACCAGGAGCAAGCCGAATATCTACTGTACCCAAGTCGTCCCACACCGCCTTCGCAAAATATAACTTATCATGCGGACTCAGTGGATCTGTCCGTTTATGTTGCGTATAGCTCAGGAACAAAACCGGCTTAGTATGTTCTGCCTTACCATAATTTACTAATCTATCCACCAACTTAGCATGGCCAACTGTCGGTGGATTCAATCTTCCGTATGAAAAAACAGCAGTTGCAGGCATATTATATTTAGCCAAACAGGTCCATTGTTAACTAGCCGGAATTATACAGTAGTCCACTTGACAGGATCCTATTTTTATGATATAATTCTGACTGCGCGTCGGTACGAAGTAGAAGTAATGCAGGTCATCCAGCATCATGTTTGGTCCATGTAAGAAATGGTAACCTTCCAAAAGGATTATCATTGTAATTAATATAAATCGAAAGGTCCTTGCACAATCCATCACCCCTTTTATCAATATACAATGCATCAGGCTTATTATCTCCATCTACATCAATTTCATAAAAAAGTGGCTTATAAGGATATTGATTAGGTAGAAATTCATTATTGTCAAAGCCCAGCATTGTAACTGAATAAATGACAAAATCGATTGCAGTATCCCCAGTAAGATCGTATGCTTCAGCCGTCAATCCTTGAGGCATATTACGTTCTATGAGTAATGTAGGAACATGGTTAAAAGAGTCAGGGGTAATGCCACACGAAAGGATTGGCATAGGAAATGGGCGGGCTGCTGGCGTAGGTAAACTGGTACCAATTAGGGTTAATATGATAAGTAGGAGTTGGAATCCGTACTTGAGTAGTACCACTATCGCCAACCTTTCACGATATCAGGAGAAAAATTCGAGCGTGAGAATTCTAGCCGATCAACTAATTTCACCGCTTTTCCTATGCGGTCTACTGCGACATACCCTTCTGGGTTTGCTACTTCATACCCCCGTGATGTTTGGTAAAACGTTTTCGTATTCGCTGTCAAATCAAGTTGCCGTATAAGGATAAGTTTGGCATTTGTAATCCAGGAAAGGAATTGGTAGCAAAGGATAAAGGTATTCAAACCTATGTTTGCAATGGTAGCAGCTACGTCGTGACCTTCAGCCACAGCAGCATTAAGTAAGCCCCGTGCTAATTCGGTGGGATTCTTTAACCATTCACCACTCCGTACTTGCTGGTTATTGTAACGTGCGATAAATGCAACTGTTTTAACATTTTGGCCCAAGGCCCGCAATGCCGCCGATGGAATTTGGTTTAGGATTTTCCCCGCAGTACTAAGGGCAGCGCTGCATGCCGCTGTCATTTCGGATGTCATAGTTGCGTATCCCGATAAGTCACGGTAAACCGCATCAACTTGGAACACCCTGTGTGAGGTACCTAAAAGCGATGTAATGTTGGCATTGTATGTGGCATTCAGTGTCTTGAGGTCTTGTCCTTTGTATTGTGTGTGCCATACCAATCCAATATCAGCTGCCATAATTTTAGCTGCTAAGGGCGAGTTAATGGGTATGGCATAAACCAGGGTATTCGGATGGAATGCAATAAATGTTTCGCCGCCTATTGTAATTTCTTTAAGGGTGTCTTTCGTAAACAAGAGGTCGCCTTGGACGGCGCCATCCTGTGGTGCAATCGGTTTCAAAACATCCAAGGCTAAGTGGAAGATTCCATTTAACCGTCCTTCGACCATCCTATCAATATCGCTATGGGTTTTATAGACAACCGGAACCTTATTAAACACACCCTTTTTGGCAACAAAAAATTTCTTGTCGGCCGGATCAATGCCCATCACAAATGATGGCGCTCCGTCCCATTTTACACTCAATTTTGTCCGTGAATCGCTATGCCCAGCCAGCATATCGCGGACGTCCCTGAGGTAATCAAAAATACGCCTGGCTCCAGGAATACCTTCAGAAAAGAGGAGGTCCTCGACATGCTCAAGGTGGGTATTTTTCGCTTCTGTAAGGTAGTGGATGAATGACTGCATATTATCCCTTTCTTTGTTCATCACCATAATAGTATACCACAAAGCCAGGATTATAACAAGGATTAATATCCGCTTAACCGCGCAATTTTAAAGGGGTTTAATAAAATAACGCCAGCTTT